AAAACCGAGTATGGACCCGATGATCCACCCTACAAAGTAGCACTCCATTTGTTGACCAGAATTAAGCAACGTCAATCTGACTTCAAAGAACCAAACTTACAGAAATGGGCTAATGATATTCGATTGGCACACGAACGTGATCATCGTGATTATGAAAAATTAGATTGGCTAGTAGATTGGTCACAGGATAATTCATTCTGGCAAGCAAACATTTTATCGGCAGGGAAGCTACGCAAGCAGTATGACACGCTCATGGGTCAGGCTGAACGGGATCGCCCGACTAATGTTGCACCACAAACACGAGAGGACTGGTTTGGCTAATGGAAAATGTAACGAAGTTATTCAATCAAGCCACGATTCAGAAAGTAGTAGCGGCTAGAGGTATTGATACAACTAAGTTGCCAACCAAAGAAGAATTAGATCATCAAACGATTGATCGGGCGAATGCAGGCGTAATTGCTAACCGAAAGCGGTATTACTATCGCATGTCAGTCTGGTCTGGCGGCGTGCCACTACGATTTAGCTTTAATGATTGGCAGGTTGATAAACAGCCTAATCAAGCTAAAGCTAGAGAGCTTGGAAATCAGGCATTTAAGTTAGCTAGGCAATTAGAGACTAACCAGTTCAACGTAGCACTTGCAGGCGGACCCGGCGTTGGCAAAACATCATTAGCGCTAGCAATTATGTATCAGCTAATGAGTGTAGGGCAGACAGCAATGTTTGTCTCAACAGCTGAGTTGCTACGGCTGGTAAATGAGAAATACGAAGCACCGGACGTACGTCAACGGTTATTATACGTTTTAAAAGACATGCAAAACGTTGATGTTTTAGTTTTAGACGATTTTGGTACTGAAGGCGGTAAACCAACCGAAAAAGGATTCTACAAGCCAGTGCACAAAGATTTGCAGACGCTGATGTATCAAGTGGCAAATGCACGTTGCGATTTTGATCATAACGAAGTCAAACATATAACCATCATTACGACTAACAACACACGTAAGCAATTAGAAAGTATGTACGACGGCAAAACAATTGATCGTTTATATACCAAGGATACTAGCTGTCAATTGCTGTTTGACAACATGGAAGGAGTCAGAAGTGTATGAGTTGTGAATTATGTCATGGTAGTAAAGTTGTTCAGCAACCACTTGGGAGTTATGGTTTCACGTTTGGACCATGCCCAAATTGTACGAATGAGATACACGCTCATTACGAAAAGGAATTAGCGGGGGTGTTGTCTAGTGTACGCAATCAAGACGTTTGATGAGGAGCACAGGGTACTAGCTACTGGCGATGAACCAGAGCTGCATCGCATGTTACTAGAAAGTCGGCAACATGGCGAATGGCAATTCCCAATAGTCATTGAAAAGGAAAAAGCTAAGCCATGGGATGATGCGGCCTACCTAGCCAGTATGAAAATAGACTCGAAACAGGGCGAACGTGAAGATATCAAAGCAATTCGGCAAGCACATAAGCATGGCAAACATACGCTTAGAGAACTAGCTGATAGTACGGCAATTGAATTAAATCGGGTAAAGGATTTAGCCCACAAATACAGCCTGCCACTGACTAACGATTACTGGCGTGCTGAGAAGTATAACAATCCTGATGAAGTGATCGCCTATCAAACACTGGCACGATTATGTAAAAGGATTGATGCCCCGGAGTTCTCGATCAGACAGGCCAGTATGTCTAACGGGATTGTTAATGGCTACTACATTAGCCGGGTGCCGAAAGTATGAGCAAAGTAGTGATTAAGGGCGAACTACCTAGCTTAAATGAGTACATCAAGGCTGAACGGGCCAACAGATACGCTGCAGCTAAACTAAAGAAGCGGTACACGGCCTTATGTAGTGTATATGCGCGGGCTAGTCATAATTCTGGAGTTGAATTTAATTGGCCTTGCAAGCTTAAATTTACGTGGTACACAAAGAACAACCGAAAAGATGCGGACAATATCGCGTTTGCTAAAAAGTTTGTGCTTGACGGCTTTATGAAGGATGGGCTTTTAGGCAACGACAATCGAAAGCATATCACGGGATTCCAGGACGAATTTGCAGTTGATAAACGAAATCCGCGAGTAGAAATAGATGAAATTACGGAGGACGAAGATGCCTAAGCACACTAAGAAGCGTTCAACGATTAAACGGAAGCACCGGCGAATGAAGCAACATGCCGAAGCAAATAAAGATAGAGCTTTAGATGGCAAGCAATTATCCAAGGAATATGAGCCATATAACGCAAACGGGCGTTCAGGGAGGATTGAAAATGAGCACTAAAAATAAAATTGGCTTTGGAATAATTATCTGTCTTTTAATTGTGTTTGCTGTGGCATCTATAGTCGATATATTTATTGAAGGTGGAATAGTTGCATTAATAGTTTACCTGACTATTGTTTCATTGTGTATTACAGGATTGGTACTAGCGGCTTCGTAGGATTGAAACTAATCAAGGAGATGGCGACGATGATTAAGTTTAGAGTGTGGAGTAAAGATCTAAGCAAATATCGTAAACTAGACGATATTAGTAATGACCAAGGTTTAGGTATGTTTTTCGAAGTTCAAAAGGGAATTGGAAGTAATGTAACTTCAATTTGCTATTCCATTAATGACGTTGTCGAGCAGTTTACCGGCCTGAAAGACGTGAATGGCAACGAGATTTATGAAGGCGATATTTTAGAAAATCGGAAGTATCGTTCAATTGTTAAATTTGCTAACGGTAAATTTTTAGCTGATGTAGTTGGAACTATCAGCAGATTTGACCTTATAGGTGAAACTCACGGTTCAAAGGTTATTGGCAACGTGCACACTAACCCGGAGCTATTGGAGGATAACGAATGAAAACTTTTAAAGTAGCGAACCACTGGTTTAATGACAGCGGCAATGTTGAGATTGTCTTGCTAGTACCACTTGATAAGAGCAAAGAGCTTAGAAACGATTTATTCTGGTATGACGGTAATAATCGGCCGTTATGGTCACGTGGAACTGAACTTACTGACAAAGACGTTTTGGAAACTCACTGTTATAAGCAACGTAAAATGTCATCAATTGATGACATTCCTAATGACTGTTTTATGTCTATGACTTAGGAGGAAGACGAATGACTGGCACCGAATACGCCAAAGCAATTCAAATGAAAGCCACGGTTGCCAACCTGGAAATGAACGCGGCACTAACAATTGAGCAACAGGCACAAATTGGCCAGGACTTCATTGCTGACATTATGGAGTTGAGCAATTGCGATAGTAAACAAAAAGCCGCCTACTAGGGCGACCAGTCACAGGGCCACTCGAATGACCGTTGTAAGTATAACATATAAAAAGCGCTGCCAATGCTGACCGCGCTACAACTAATTCCGAATAAGTTAATTATAGCATACGAAAGCGGAGGGGCGCATGATGGGCGAACAGCAAGTTATTTCAGATGAAATTTTTCCACCAATTGACCAGGAGAAAACAATTAAACAGGTGCGGCGATTCTTGGATAAGAAGTTACCGCAAGCAGTTCGGGCGTCCGGCCATTCGGTCGCTGATCTTAAATCGCCTAGCATGGATGGCATGCCTAAGTCGGCCCCAGCTGGTAATTCGGCCGAGGATCGGATTACACGCCGCCTGTATGCAGAGCAGATTGTCCGACAGACTATTCAGGCAATGGCTCGCTGTGATCATGAGTGCCAGGAGATATTAGATCGGCTATATTTGCAAGGCTACAGCGACACGATGTGCTACATGGATATTGGCTACAGCAAGACGCAGTATTTTGACCGCTGGAAGCCATTGGCAATGCTACAGTTCGCACAGAGCTACTACCTAGAAGATCTGAATATTTATCAAAACCGAACTCAAACCGGACTTTAACCGAACTTTTTCCGAACTCAAGCCGGACTCCATAGCAATAAATCGGTGGTAAATTAGTATTATCGATAATTGGTTAGGGCGACAAATAAACGTTTTTCTGATAGCTCTAATTGATTATTATTGTGGCCTTAGCTCAGTTGGTAGAGCACCTGACTGTTAATCAGGTTGTCGCTGGTTCGAGTCCAGCAGGCTACGTTAGACGGGCACAGATGTACAGTTTGTGTTGCCTCCTTGATTAAGTTGATATGACGGCCCGTCTATTAAGCAGATATGATCTAATTGGCAAGATGGCGGTCTCCAAAACCGTCTATGTTGGTTCAAATCCAGCTATCTGTGTAGCCGGCGGATTTATAAGGGGTGATGCGCTCCTCTCTGCCGCCGGCATTAGTCTTCGTATTTAACGTCGGCCGTTAAATGTGAGTATCGCTGTGGGCTAATTGGTAAGCCACAATGGGATGTAGGTTCGACTCCTACCAGCGATATAGTTATGTGATACAGCACCCAATGGGAGTTGACCGCATAACGCGTGCTTGTGTCGGAATAGGTAGACGCGCACAATTCATCCATGTGAGAGAGTATATGTATGTGGAATGCTTAAGACCATTAGCAGCGTATATTGGGTGGCTCCATGTAGGGTGCAAATCCCTACCAAGCACATTAAACGCGTCCGCGGCTCCAAAACGGACAATCTCCAAACTACTCTCGCTTATTGGCGGGAGTTTTTTGATACATACGATTAGGAGGAACCACAATGAAAGCAACACTAAAAATCGTGTTATGTGGAACGCTAAGAGATGTTGAAAAGCGGATAGTACTTGACTATGAAAGAATATCTAAAATCTGCCCTCAAGCCAATGTGGTTAGACATGGCCATACTATTGAAATTAATAGCACTTGGATTAACAAGTACATCTCAGTTAGACAACTTAAAAATATTGATGGGCTAAAGCCAAGATATATGGAAGCTGATGTATCTGCATTCTTAGTAGCAACATCAAAGCAAATGAAACTCGCAACTGAATGGTATCAAAGTGTGTCGGTGATTAACTATGGCAAAGATGACTAACACAAAATATGGCTACGTCACGCCACAAGAAGCGGAGATGGATGCCCACTTAGATAAATGGATGAAGCGTCGTGCTAAACAGCATGGCGCTTTTAGTTTGGATAGGAAACGGAGGAAACAACATGCCAAGGACAAGAAGATGCCGCTATCCTAACTGCCATGCAATGGTTGCATTCCCTGACCACTATTGTCAGCAGCACTATGAGCATGAAGCTGAGTACTTGGCTAGTCGACAACGTTGGGCACGTAGCAATGACAAACAATACACACACAAGTACAACACGGTTACACGTTATCGTAATGAGGATAAGCGTCAACAATACAACTTCTATCGGACAAGGCAATGGTCACATCTAAGGCAACAAGTCCTAGAGCGTGACCATTACTTATGTGCTTACTGTAAAGCGCAAGGCATTATCACACCTGCTAAAACGGTTGATCACATTGTGCCGATTGAGTTTGACGAAGCATTGAAAGCTAACGTTGATAACTTAGCTGTAATCTGCAGTAAGTGTCACCGACTCAAGACAGACTGGGAACAAGTAACTTATGGCACTGGTCAAGGCAACGAGCTGCAAAGCGTAACGCCGATCAATGATTTATCGTCAATCGTTGTGTTAATGAATAAAAAATAAGTTCAATCAATTTATTGGCGCCTGTCGTGCGATTTAAGCAACTTTAAATTTATTAATGTAGTTAGTCACGATGAGAATTAAAACAACCCCCGCCCCCTCATGGGCACCTCCCTGAGCACACACATTGCAAATAAAATGTGACGCAAACAATTTTTGAAAATTTTTAGGTAGGGGGGGTCAACCAATAATGAAAGGAGACAGATAAAATGAAAAAAACGGATAAAGACGTCAACAACGGTCAATTAACACGCACACCGCCAGCTTACTTAGGCCGGCAGGCTAAGGTCGTTTGGCGTCGATTAGTTCCCTTTTTAGAAGACAATACCCCAGTTAAGCGCATTGATAGTGGGCTTGTAGAGCAATATGCTTCCCAATATGAGATTTATCGCAATGCGTATAAACATATCCAGAAAAACGGTGAAGTCCAAGCAATCTATAAAACGTTACAAGATCAGACCGGTAAAAAAATCGGTCAGGACTTTGTGGGCTACAAGCGTAATCCCATGACACAAATTTACGATTCAGCCGTTAAAAATCTAACGAAGTTAGGCGCTGAATTGGGACTATCTCCTAAGTCGCGTAGCGATTTGCTCAAGTTAAACTTAGATGACCACAAGGACGAACGTAGCGTCGCTGATCGTATGAAAGAGTTCTTGGGAGGGTAAAAAAGACTACTTGTTAACGAAGTGTTTAAAAGGAGGTGATTAATTTGCGCATTGATTTAACCCAAACCCATGACGTTATTGGAGCTTATCAATCATTAGACTGTTCAGAAGTTCGCCAGCAATACACTGATCCAGGCACAAAATATGCGTTTGATGTTCTCGATGAGAAAGTGATTACCGGCTATTTGATTAAGTTGGCGGCTTTTCGCCATATCAGAGACTTGCAACGACAAGGTAGCGTTGAATTCCCGTTTGCTTACTCGGTAAAACAAGTGGATCAAGTACTTAAATTTGCTTCTATCTGTCCGAACGTTGATACAGGCGAACCAACTAAGCTTATGCCGTGGCAGAAATTCATTATGGCTATGCTAATTGGCTGGCGTAATGATGACGGCGGCAAGCGATTCTCACGGGCTATAGTTTCAGTTGCGCGAGGTTGAATGGTCAAGGTAAAACTTATCTCATGGCGATTATCACTGCCTATAGTTTTTTAATTGAGTCATTGGGGCTATCTAACCAAGATTATTTAGTTTCATCAATTAATTACAAACAAACGAGCAAGATTCTGGGATACATTAAGTCAATGCTTGCTAAGATTGCGACGATTGAACCATTTAAGTCGTTAATTGCTGATAGTGGGCTAGATACTCGTACATTGTCTTCACAAGCGGACCAAGTTGTGATGAGTAGTAATAACAATAAACTGCGAGCAATCAGTCATGAGGCCGGCCAGTACGATAGTTTTCATTTCCGAACTGCTATTTTTGATGAAATTGGTGAAATTAAGACACGGCAGAAGATTTCTAAAATTGTTTCAGGCCAAGTTAAGGTGCGTAATAAGCAATTTATTCAAATTTCAACGGCATATCCCGATCCCACTGTTCCGTTTCACGATGATGAGCGTATGATTCAGCAAGCCATGGAACAAGATTATTTGCGCGATGCTGATACATATTTGGGGCTTATTTGGTCGCAGGACAATCTTGACGAAACTTACAAGCCTGATATGTGGGTTAAAAGTAATCCCTTACTAGATTTACCGAGCCAACGAGAAGTGTTACTGAACGGCTTGACAGATAAGCGCGATTCTGACGCTTTGTCGGGTACGCTCAACGATTTCCAAAACAAAAACCTTAATTTATGGCTAGAACAATCGACCGACAGCTTTTTGAAACTGCCTGACGTTGAAAAAGCCATTGTGCCATCGTTTAGTTTTGATGACCGGCAAGTCTATATTGGCTTTGACTACTCGATGTTTAGTGATAACACGGCGCTAGCGTTTGTATTTCCTTATCGTGATAATAATGACAAACCACGATGGTTTATTTATCAGCATAGCTTTATTCCCTGGCAGAAAGCTGGTTCGATTGAAGCTAAAGAAAAGCAAGACGGTATTAATTATCGGGACTTGGCTCAAAAAGGATTTTGCACAATTAGTAGCCATCCTCAAGGACTAATCAATGATGAGCAGGTTTACCAATGGTTGCTTAACTTTGTGGAGCGTCATCGACTAGAAGTTGTCTTCTTTGGTTACGACGCGTGGGGGCTAACGCCTACAATCAAGCAGCTAGATTTGAATTCTGGTTGGCCATTGCAAGCCATTCGGCAGCGGACTAGTGAATTGAAGGATCCAACTAAGTTTTTGCAGACAATGTTTGTTGAAGGCTCGGTAGACCGCTTTGATGATCGAATTATGGAAAAGGCATTGCTAAATGCTGAAATTTATGAAGACAAAATTGGTATTCAAGTCGATAAAGCTAAGGCCACATTGAAGATTGATGTGGTGGACGCGTTAATTGATGCCTTATTCCAAGCCATGTATCACTTTGAAGACTTTTCAGATGTAAACAATCCTGATAAACAGGTCGAACGTATGAGCGAAAAACAGGTTCTCGAATGGTTTAATAACCCAGAATCAGGATTGCTAGGAGATGATATTAATGATTTTTAAACAATTTTTTGCGACTATCTGGCATTACTTTGATGTGTTGTGTTTTATTCTAGGCATGATTGCTGGGGTATATGCAGCCTTTTTATTCGGGCAGGCACAGGGCGTTTTAGCAATTGCTGTAGCTTTATTTTTAGTTGGCTGGCTTTCGGAAGTCGTAACAGCTAGCCAAAAAGGAGGTGATTAATAATGCCTTTTTTTGAACCACCAACGGCAATAAATAATTCAGTTAGTATTCAAAGCGTGCCAGTAGATGACGATAATATCGTTAATTTTTTGTCACCAACTGGCGATAATGAGTATGTTAGTGCTAAAGATGCTTTAGAGAATTCGGACATTTATTCAGCAGTTAACCAAATATCTGGAGACTTAGCCACGGTGCAATTAATGGCTAATATGCCACGAGCACAAGGAATTCTAAACAATCCTAGCACGACAGCTAATGGGCACACGTTTTGGCAGTCTATGTATTCACAATTGTTATTGGGTGGTGAATGCTTTGCATATCGCTGGCGTAATCCTAATGGTTTAGATCTGCGCTGGGAATATTTGCGACCTAGCCAAGTGCAAACCTACTTATTGGATGACGGCAGTGGCTTAACCTATACGGTTACTTTTGACGAACCCAATTTGGGTGTCCTTCAATATGTACCACAGTCTGACATGATTCATATTCGATGGGCTAGTACCGATGGCGGCATGACTGGTAACAGTCCGTTAAAAGCATTATCGAATGAGTTACAAGTCAAGAGTTCGTCTAACAGTTTAACGTTGGCTGCATTAGCACGTTCAATTAGTGCTCCTGGCGTCCTATCTATTCAGCACGGTGGGCTGCTTAGTGAGAAGATGAAGGCCAGTCGCTCACGTAACTTCATGAAACAGGTGAACAGTTCAAACGGCGGCCCGGTAGTTATTGATCAACTTGAAGATTACAAGCCACTAGAAATGAAAGCCGATGTCACTAAGCTGTTAAGCCAAACAGATTGGACAAGTAAGCAAATTGCTAAAGTTTTCGGCATTCCTGATAGTTATTTGAATGGTCAGGGTGACCAGCAAAGTAATATCGACCAAATCAAAGGCATGTACACCAATGCCCTTAATCGCTATTTACAGGCTATTTTAGCTGAACTGGATAATAAGCTTAACGCTAAAATTACGGCCAATATACGGACTGCTGTAGACCCATTGGGAGACTCATTTGCAGCTACCCTATCAGGCCTAGCTAAAGATGGCACAATTGCTAATAATCAAGCAACTTGGTTACTACAGCAGACTGGTTATTTTCCAGATGAAATGCCTGATGCTAAGAATCCAACGACACAACAAGTTGTGATTCAATCGGGAAAAGGAGGTGATAATGATGACAAAGAAAGTGATGATTAAAGGCGATATTGTTGATGATCAAACAGCCAGTTTCTATCAGTTTTTTGGAATGCCAGCAGTATCACCTTCGGGTGTTGCTGACATTTTAAATGATGACGGCGACACTGACGATGACGATGGTGACGATGAAGAACTTGAAGTTGACATTGCTTCCAATGGTGGCGATGTTTTTGCAGCTAGTGAGATCTACACTATGCTAAAGAATTATGCTGGCAATGTAACAGTTAATATTCAAGGCTTAGCCGCTAGTGCGGCAAGCGTGGTTGCTATGGCTGGCGATCACATCAACATTTCACCAACTGCTCAGATTATGATCCATAAAGCTTGGTCACAACCAGCTGGTAATGCTGACGATCTTGAGCATGAAGCCAGTATTTTAAATGGCATTGATCAATCGATTGCCAGCGCTTATGAAGCTAAAACTGGCATGGATCAAGCTGACTTGCTACAGCTAATGGCAAATGAAACATGGTTAACCGCTAGTGATGCCGTCGATAAAGGCTTCGCTGACGAAATTATGTTTGCCAATGATCAACAATTACAACCGGTGAACGCCATTTCACATATTCCACCTAAATCTGCAGTTAATAAGCTGATGAATCTCATTTACAAGGCGGATAAGGATAAAGCTAAGCCGTCTAAAAAAGAAAATACTACTAATGGTCAATCTGCTGAATTACGAAACAGCAAATTGGCTATTTTATTTGGTAAAAATCAAAAGGAGGCCAACTAATGGCTAATATTAATACAATGAATGATGCCTGGATTGCCCAAGGGCAAAAGGTATCAGACTTGAACGACAAGTTAAACGCAGCTGTCCTTGATGACAGCTTTGATCAAGACAAATTTAAAGCAATGAAACAAGATCGCGACACCGCGGTTGCTCGGCGTGATGCTTTACATGAACAATTGGAAGAAGAACGTAAGGCTCAAGAAATTGCCAATATGAATGACAAGGAAAAGACCCCACTTGATGATAATGAAAAAGACATCAAAGCTGAGTTCATTAAGAACTTCAAAGGCATGATTAAAGGTGACCCTAAAGTTATTAACTTGGTAACTTCTTCTACCGACGCATCCGGCAACGCAATTGGTTTGACTATCCCCCAAGATATTCAAACAGCAATTAACACATTGGTTCGCGAATACGATTCATTACAACAGTATGTTAATCGGGAAACTGTTTCAACTCAAACTGGGTCACGAGTTTACGAAAAATGGACTGACGTTACTCCGTTAGCCGATTTAGATGATGAAACGGCTACCATTGGCGATAATGACGATCCTAAGTTATCCCTTATCAAATACACAATCCATCGGTATGCTGGCATTACCACTGCCACTAATTCGTTATTAAAGGATACGGCTGACAACATTTTGGCTTGGCTGTCTCAATGGATTGCTAAGAAGGTTGTTGTTACTCGCAATGCTCAAATCATTGCAGCGATGAACAAAGCGCCTAAAAAGCCAACCTTATCCAAGTTCGATGACATTATCACGATGATTAATACTGCCGTTGATCCTGCCATCAAGTCTACGTCATTCTTAATGACAAATACGTCAGGCTTAAATGTGCTTTCCGAGGTTAAGGATGCTATGGGTCATTACTTATTGCAGCCCGATCCGACACAACCTGATCAGTATTTAATCCGTGGCAAGCGGATTGTAGAGGTAGCTGACAAGTGGTTGCCTAACGTTACAGCTACGTCAGGAACGGCTTATCCACTTTACTATGGTGATTTGTCACAAGCGGTAACTTTGTTTGACCGAGAAAATGCTTCCTTATTGACTACCAATATTGGTGGTGGTGCCTTTGAAAAGGATCAAACTAAGATTCGTGTGATTGATCGTTTTGATGTTGAAGCTACTGATACGGATGCCTTTGTTGCAGGTTCGTTCAGTACAATTGCTGACCAACCGGCCAACTTTGCGGCGAGCGCTGCTACAACGACACCTGGAAAGTAATTAGCCAACTATGTCGCCAATAAATACACAGTACAGTGATAATCTGGGCGGCTAAGTAAGGATGTGATTTAAGTGGCAGCCGATTTAAAAACATTAAAATCATCTTTGCGAATTGACGGGAATGATGATGACGAGCTGCTAAAAGGCTACTTGTCTGCAGCCACTAGCTACATTAAACAGTCCATTGGGGATGAAAATGGCGTTACGGGGTTCTATGAAATGGAAGGCGTGAATGATTTGTTTGAAACGGCTGTTTACGCCTTAGCTGGTTCCTACTGGTATTACCGGACATCAATCACTTCAAACACTGTTAATCCAGTTGACTTAGTTGTCGATTCAATCATTGGCCAATTGCGAGGCCTGTATAATCAAAAGCAGGATGAGGTGGACGACAATGGCGATCAATAGGCTAACTCCAGTAGACTTTAACCAGCGTATACAGATTGGCACTGTTAAAACTATTCAAAATCCTATTAATGGAACTAGTAAACAGACATTTGTTAGTCAGTTTAGTTTATACTGTGCACCCTATACACGGTCGATTGCATCTTCATATCAACTCACAGCTGAACAATTAGAACAAGTAGTGGTCATTATTAGGCATAATCCTAAAGTTTATGAAGGTATTAAATGTCAGTATAAAGGTAAACTTTACGATGTCATCAATGACAGCATAGATGATTCTAGTAATTATCTATCTTGCGATTATTTGACACTCAAACAGGTTACTAAGGGGGCCTAGCGATGGCAAACAATGATATGGCCGACCAACTAGCAAACTGGCTTAAAGACGTCCACAAGCTAGTCCCTAATGAGGCTGAACAAGAGAAGATAACCACAGCCGGCGCTAAGAAGTTAGCTGATAACTTAACCGAAGTCACGAAAAAGAAACACTATTCAAGTCATAAAGACGAGAAGTACGGACACATGGCTGACAACATAAGCTATAACAGCAATGACATAGACGGTGAACATGATGGAAGCTCGATTGTAGGCTGGACTAACAAATTCCATGACATGAATGCCAGAAGGTTAAACGATGGTACTAAACATATTAGGGCTGACCACTTTGTCGACCAGAACCTAGCTGACTCACAAGACGATGTCTTTAATGCCATGCTAAATGAGTATAAGAAGGGGGACGATGGCTAATGCTATTACCAGTGTCACAGGTAGCTAGCCTAATTAACGCCCTCAATTTAACGTGGCTGGATAAAGTTTACCTTAACAGCATACCCAATGAAGATTTAGACAACACCACTAGTACAGTCATGCTATTACAAGAGACCGATTCAAGCCCGGCCTATCTTGCAAACAACACGTTTAAAGGACTAGCCATGGGTGTTGAGATTCAAATCTTTTATAAGGCTAACCTAGCCGATGACTTTAACCCATTGGAAGCTGAAATAGCCTTAATGAAGAGCTTTAAAGCAGCCGGCTGGTTAATTGTATCTAGTCAGCACCACACAACTGACCCTGATACCGACCAAGTGACCAAAACAATTTACGTAACTAAAAATGAAATGATTTAAAAGGAGAGATTTATAAATGTCAAAACATAACATTGTCAAAGCGACTTTTGCTTTGCTAGACGATAACGGCGACTTAATTAAAGACGCTACCAAAGGCTTATCTACTGACGGCATCTATGTTGCCGATCACACTGGCGAAGGTTTCAGTCAAATTAACGTGACTGCTATTGAAGCGGCTGGAGTTCCTGGCTGGGGGAATGGACAAATCAAACGAACGGCCTATGGTAAGTCTATGCCAACGTTGGCCTTAACTGCCTTAGACTTAGACTTCAAGATTAACCAGATGCTAAAGGGGTACACACAAAACACCAATACAGGTGCCTGGGTACGTCAATTGCCTAAGCCACATGTTGCGATGATTGCCGAATCACAATCGTTAGACGGTGACATCTCGATCTACGAATGCTTCAACAACATCGAGTTTGTCGAAGAAGCTTCTAACAACAGTACCGATACGAACAGTCAAGTTGCCTACTCAACAGTTTTGAACGGTACTGTCTTAGCGCCATTAAAGCCAAACATTTTCTTAGCTGCCAACGGGGTACAACAACCTTACGTGATTGCCAAGTCAAATGACACTAACTTCAGCCTAGATAAGCTCATGGCTGAAACGTTTGGTGGCTACACCAGTTCAACAAGTGTAGTGCCCGGCAGTACGACTGGTCACTAGTAACATTTTAAAGGCTTACCGCTAATGGTAGCCTTTTTAATACATACAAATTTAAATAAAAGGGGTACAAATCACTATGAAAATTAATGCTAAAAACTATTTTAAGATCAACAAGACATCAGATGTAACACCAACTAACAATATCATTCGATTAGCTACTAAGGTTCAAATTAGCATGCTGGAATCGCAAGACACTGAGAAAGAAATCACTGAACTAGACGCCATGAAAAACGGCCTGGAATTGCAGGACGATATGGCCGATTTTGTGCAACGTGTAATGGGCTACACTGATCAGCAGATGGAAACGATTAACGATACCATCTCAATTGAACGGTTTGGCGAAGGAGTCGGCTACCTAATCATGCGGTTAAATGGTATCTCAGACGCTGACATTAAGCTGTCTGAACAGAAGCAACGTAAAACCATCGAAGACGCTAAGTCGTCAAAATAAGCCGGCACAAACGTAACGGTGAGCTTAAAAAGGAAGCCCTAAAGTTGAAAAACCAACAGGAAGACTTCAACTTACTAGCTCAACAATTATTAACCGAGGGGTTATCACCGAAAGAATTTGATGATAGCTCCTTTTTTAATATGATGGCTAGTTTAAACGCTCGTAAAAAGGAAGACCGTGCTGAACTGGTTGACCCACTAGAAGCCATTAATCAAACGTATGGCTTATAAGCGTTTGTGCCTAAAAGGAGGTTAAAAAAGAATGGCTAAAAAAGTAGTTGGCCGTGAGATGACCAGTAAGGTTGGCCTAGATTCAGCAGAAGCTGTTAAATCACTACAGGCGTTGACGGCCGAGGTTAAAGCCAACACTAATGGTTGGAAAGCCCAAGAAATAGCCTTGAAATCAGCTGGAGAGTATCAAAAGGCCGCCTCAGCTAGGGTAGACGGGTTAGCTAAGTCAATGGAGATGCAAAAGTCTAAAATTGATGAGTTAAAGTCCCGTCAAGCAGGCCTAAACAGAGATACTAAAGACGGTGAAGAAGCTTATTTAAAACTATCTGACCAGATTAATAAGGCCAGTCGGTCATACGGATCAATGAGTGGTCAGCTAGATCGGGCTAAAAATAGGCTACAATATTACAATTCAGGCTTAGCAGACCTGCAAAAGGGCTATAAACAGAGTACAGCTTTAAGTGAGTCCTATGTAAAACGCCTAGAAGCCGAGGGCAAGTCAGCCGAAGCTAATAAGGCTAAATTAGGTGGTTTAAAACAGGCTTATTCTAACATGGAAGCTCAGTATAAGACCCAAACTAGCGAATTGGAACGGATTAGGACGGCTAGTGGAGCTACCTCAGACGCCTATAAACGTCAGCAAGTGCGTGTTAATGAAACTGCCACTAGTATGGCTAAGCTGAAAAGTGAGACTAATGAGCTAGATTCAGCCATGAAGAAGTCTAATGCTAGTGCCTTCACTAAAATGCTCGATTCCGCCAAGTCTAAATTAGGCTTAGTCCGAGACGAAGAAAAGAAAACTAGTGATGAAACCAAGCATTTTGCCATTGGAGCCGCCATTGGTAACACAATTAGTAACGCTGCATCTAGTGCGATTGGCTACATTAAAGGAGTTACCAAACAAGGTTATGAGCTAGCTGAAGCCGGGGCTACAATTAAGAAGCAGTGGACTAATTTAGGCCTGTCTGACAGTGAAGCAACTAAGATGACGGCTCAAATTGGTGATATTCGTTCCAAGGCAAACATGTCCGGTGGCGCTATTGATGCCATGCAGAAGAAATTCTATGCTATGACTAACAGTGCCACTAAAGCCCGTTCCATTACCGAAGTGATTGCTAGTTACGGTAGCGCTGCAGGTAAATCAAGCGACCAGATTGTTTCAATGTCACAAGGGATGGCTAGACTAGCTGGTAGTTCTAAAGTAACAGCCAGCCTATTTAAGCGAACCTTTAGCCAAGTGCCTGAGCTTCAAAAGGCCATTGTTAAAGCTAGTGGTATGTCAACTACCGCCTTTAACAAGCAGTTATCAGCTGGTAAGATAACCGGCTCACAATTGCAAGGCTACATGGTAAAGGCCGCTAAAACAAGTGGTAAAGCCTGGTCAGAGTTCGGTGATACAACTAAGGGTAAAATGGCAGCCATTCAAGGCACCTACACTAACTTGAAAGTAGCGTTTGCCAAACCATTAGTTTCTGGTATCGAAAAGGCTATCGATGGAATATCTGAAAAGAAGGGCGCTTTAGATAATGTTAAAAGGTCTTTAAGTACCCTAGTTGGCACACTTGGTAAGAAAACTGGCCAGTATGTCGGTGATGTTATCAGATTCTTAGTCAAGAACGAAAAGCCAATCGAGAAGACTGGTGGTGCAATCGCTAGTATTGTTGGCAGTTTAGCTAAGGGTGTATGGTCATCTGTAGCTGGAACTTTGAAACTGATTGGTGGGCGTTCAAAGGACGCTTCTAAAGGTATGAATGGAGTGGCTGGTGCTACCGCTGCTATTGCTAAACACAAAACTGCCATTGAAGCTGTTGGTAAAACTATCATGGTTTATTTAGCGGTGTCTAAACTAAAGGCTATTGGTAGCACCATTTTAAGTGTCGCCGGCGGTATTGGTAGGTTCATTGGAACTATGGTACGTCTAGCTAAGTCTGAAAAGTTAGCTGCAGCCGCTCAATGGTTACTTAATGCAGCCATGACCGCTAACCCAATTGGAATTGCTGTGGTTACCTTAGCCGCTTTAACAGCTGGACTAGTGTTAGCATACAAGCATATTAAGCCGTTCCGTGAATGGGTTAACAAGACATTTAAATCAGTGGTTAACTTTGGCAAGGGTATTGCTAAATGGGGCTCAAATGTTGGCAAGTCGGTAGGCAAAGCGCTAGGTAACATGTCGAAAAAGTGGAGTGGCTTTAAAAATAGTTTTAGAAAGAGTTGGAATAGCCACTGGTCGGCCATGGGTAAATCGCTCAGGAATAACTGGAATGGCTCCGTTAAGAACACTAGAAACTTCTTTAGCACCGTTGGCAAGAAGTGGAACGGCTTTAAAAATAGCTTTAGAAAAGGTTGGAACAGCCATTGGAATGCCATGACTCGTAATTTGCATAGCGCATGGAACGGTTCCTATAAACATACTAGAGATTTCTTTTCTAGCATGGGTAAGAAGTGGAACGGTTGGAAGTCTAGCTTTAGAAAAAGTTGGAATAACCACTGGAATGATATGCGTTCCAACTTAAACCACTACTGGAACAGGTCAATTAAACATACTAGAGATTTCTTTTCTAGCATGGGATCCAGATGGGTTGGATGGAAAAAGAGCTTTGCACATAGTTGGAACAGTCATTGGAACACCATGCGATCTAACTTGCATAGCTATTGGAACAAAGACCTGAGCCATACTAGAGTGTTCGGCCATTCAATGGGTGACTGGCTATCAACATTTAAGGATAAATTTAAGGGTGGCTGGTCTAGCTTAGGTACCGGCGTTGAGAATATATTCAAAGGTCTTTGGAGTAATCTAAAGAGGTTTGCTAGAGACGGCATGAATGATGTCATTGACATTATCAATGATGGCATTAAAGCAGTTGACGCGGTAATTCATAGTTTTGGCAGCAAGAATAAGAGAACTATACCTACTTTAGACAGGCTAGCAACTGGTACCGGTATGTTCTCAGGACAACGTAAGCCAATTACACGTCCTACTATGGCAATGTTAAATGATGGTAATGACAGCCCACAAACTGGCAATAAAGAAATGGTCATGCTCCCCAATGGTGACTCAGGCATTGTTCAAGGTCGCAACACTAAGATGATGTTACCGGCTGGCACTGAGGTATTAAATGCTAGTGAGACAGCCATGTTAATGAGTATGCAAGGCGTGACTAATTACGCTAAAGGTACTGGAATATTTGGTGACATTTTAAACAGTGTCACTAGTGGTATCTCAGGCGTGACTAGCTGGGTTGGTAAAAAGGTTGGCAGTTTAGAGAAGTTCTTTAACACTGCCACTAACATCATCGCTCACCCGGTTAAATCGTTAGAAAACCTGTTTAGTTGGTCTTCTAAAGGCATCTCAGGTGTCATGAGTAACATTGGTCATGGCCTATTCAATGGTGTTGAAAAGCAAGCTAAGACATGGTGGTCAACCTTATGGGGTGGCGTTAGTGACAGCCTAGACAGTGGCGCTTCTAGTTCCACTCTAGTTAATGCGATGGAGAAGTACGGTGCCACAAACAAGTATGTTTACGGTGCTGAGGGTCCTAGTGCGTTTGACTGTTCCGGCCTAGTTGAGTACACCCTAAAGAAGCTTGGAATTAGTTTCCCACGTACTAGTGGTGAGCAGTATAAGGCGTCTAAGCATGTCAGCAATCCTAAACCGGGCGACCTAGTCTTCTTTGGCCCCGGTGGTTCAGAACACGTTGGGGTTTATACTGGCAATGGCGAGTTCTATTCAGCTGAAAATGAGAAGTCTGGTATGGGTATTAGTAAAGTTCATGGCGGTGGCTATGGTACGTTTGCTGGTTATGGACGAGTACCCGGATTGTCAGATAGCACTAGCTCGGATAAGTCATCTAAGTCTAGTGGCCTGTTAGGAACGATTAAAAAGCAGGTTGGCTCAGGATTTTGGAAGTTTATCAGCAAGTTAGCTGATGAGTTTGGTGATGGCGGTAGTAGTAACCCCGGTGGTTCAGGGGTTCAACGTTGGAAGCCAGATGTTATCAAGGCGTTAAAGAAGAACGGATTTGAGGCCAGTGCTAGTCAAGTTTCAGCTTGGATGAAGGTTATTGCACGTGAGTCAAATGGTGACCCTACCGTGGTTAACCACTGGGACCGTAACGCTCAAATGGGAATTCCTTCAATGGGGCTAGTACAGACGATTAGACCGACCTTTGAAGCTTACAAGTTCCCCGGTCATAACAACCCGCTTAACGGATATGATGACTTGCTAGCTGGTATTCACTATATGAAGGCTAAATATGGCTCAGGCCCTAGTGCGTTTGCTCGTGTTAGTGGCCCTGAAGGCTATGAGAATGGCGGCATTATCAACACTAACCAGTTGATTGAGGTTGCCGAGCATAATAAGCCTGAGATGGTGCTTCCATTGACTAACAAGAGTCGGGCTAACCAGTTAATCGCACAGGCTAGTCAGGTTGTAAATGGCAACAATGGTAGTCAAGTTGCATCAATAGACAGTGAAAGCATTAAGGAACTTAAAAAAGTAGTCAGCACCTTGTCAGCTATTCTAGCTAATATGGGCAACGTTCGAGCTATTGTTTCTAACGATGATATAGTTAATGCGAACAAGAATTATACTAAGAAGGCTTCACAATATTCACAAATGATGGGCTATTAAAGTCATCAGTCAAAGGGTGATCCTTAATTGGGTGCCCTTTTTACATAATTTAAAACAAGGAGGTTAAATCGTGGCCTTAAAACAAGATGACTTTGAATACGCCGGTTTAAATAGCCGGGACGATTTACAAGTTGAGATGGGTAACGTGGTATTACCTAGTGCACCAGCTATGGCTGAACAAGCAACCGATATTCCGGCCATGTATGGTAACCAGTTTAATGGTACTGACTTTACTAGTCGGACAATTAGCATTCCAGTGTCAATCTACTGTGCCGATAATCAAGACAGGTTTAATCAGGTGATGCACAATTTAAGCGGTCTGCTATTAAGTGATGATCCTAGCGATAATGGTAAAGAGTACCCACTAGTATTTGGCTTTGAGCCTAAAGTGACCTATTGGGGGCATATTACTGCAATTAGTGATCCAGCACCGATTAACCCTGGTATGTATGACATGACACTAACCATTACCTTTGTTCAGTCTGACCCACGGGCAACCTTACCACAGGTTGAAACACCATTAAAGAACGGTTTAAATACAATCACTGTCGATGGTACCGCTAGAACAGAGCCGGTTATTCAGGTTGTACCTAAGCGGGATTTAAAACACATTGGTTTTACCTTAAACGGTGGCGAATATGGACTAGGTCCAGATAGTGATGAAGACCAAGCAGTGGCGGTAAAGCCTTATACGCAGGTTGTGAACAGTGACGTATTAAATACCATGGCTGAATGGACTGGTGACTCTAATGCCATTGCCCTAATGAAGACAGCCGGAAAGTACACTTATCAAGGTCAAGCTGATAGTAACCGAGATACTCAGGTATTAATGGTTAAATATGCCAATGGGTCTAAACAGTATGGTACCCATCAACCAGACTGGTATGGACCCGGTGTTCGCTTTACAGGTATGACTAACAGTCTGACTAATTACCGTGTTAAGACTAGGATTCACCATATTCGACATGCAGGTACTCATAATGGACGTGCAATGGGACGCTTAGAAGTCCTGTTACTAGACCCTAATGGAGCTACAATTGGCAGGTTTGGTTTAGCAGACAGTGCTGGAGGCGGTACACCAACTTGCTATCTACAAATTACTAAGCCGGGTGGTGCTTTTGCCGGTGGTGATGGTAGACATGAAACGTTATTTATGGGTAAGGGTCCCTCTGGTAGTTCTAGCAATGGCCGTGACCAGAAAATCAAGATTAAGACTGGCACCACAACTAAGACAGTGGTTAAACGGTCACGTAATAGGCGTGGTAAAGTAACGACTAGGACCATTAAGGAAAAGGTTGACAAGTATTTAACTGTAGTCAACAAAGAAGAAAAGTCAGCCTTAAGCACTAGCTGGTTAGAACTAGACTTGACTAAGAATGGTAAAGTGTTTAGTTGGTCAATCACCCAATACTACACCAGTGGTCCTCACAATGGTCAACCATGCAGAGACCCTAGACGGTTTCTACTTGTGCACGGGACGTTTGTTGATAGGGATTCAAAGTATCAGTCAGCTTTAGGTGGTATCGGTGGGGTATTCTTTAAACACTCGATTGCCGAAGATGACGAAAATATCGGCTATGAGAACCCTTATATGTCAATCACTCACCTGGACATTTATCAAGTTAATGACGTAGCACAGGACGCACCTAAGTACATTGCTAATGCTGGTCAAGAGATCGTGTTAAATTGTGAGACTGATAGCACCACAGTAGGTGGTAAACTAGCTAGTCCAATCTGGTCAACTGATTATCCTAAATTAAGTCCGGGGGTTAATAGCCTGACTATGATTGGTGACCTAGATGACGCTAAAATCACCCTTAAATATCTACCAAGATTGCTATAACAACACTTTAAAGGCTTCTCAATTAAGGGTGGCCTTTTTACATAACTAAAATAAGGAGGTTAACAGATGGCTTTAAATAACCAGTATTTAATCCTAGATTCAAATTTAAAGCGTATTGGTACCCTGACTGTGGATGGAGCCACTAAGTTTTCTAATGATAGCGTCAAAATTCAACTAGCCGACTCAGATACAACTAGCACTAGCTATGATGATGACGTTAATGTGGGTACTAGTGACACGTTTGATGGCACGATTAACCTAAATGCCCAGTCTAAAAAGTTCGACCATCAAGGCTCTTTAGATGTGCTTCAAGGTCAACCTGATTCAGACAAGGTAGTGGCTGGTAACAATATCGCCTATTATGATGCCTTGTCGGGCCATTGGTATGTCATGCGTATATACAGTGTGGAAGAGAGCAATACCGCAGCTGTAAAACACGTCACAACGGCCAATTTCACCAATTTATGCTTGTACAGTTTAGCTCATCATTATCCTATTGCCGCTACAGCTAGTGCAAGCACGATTCAGACAGCTTTTAATGAGTGTTTTAATGCCACTGGCTGGACGCTAGACTATCAGACCACTAATGTGATGACCCCGACAATTGCCATTGATGGTAAAACGAAAGCTAGTACATTGTTACAGACGCTAATCCAGACTTATAACGTTGAGATTGACCCTTATGTTGAGATTGATAGCCAAGGGAACATCACGAAAAAGGTGTGTGTCATTACCGACAAGCTTAATGCTGATGTGGTTTATAACGAGGCAGTATTTGGTAAGAACATGACTAGCATTAAACGGACAACGGTATCAACACCTGTGACTAAGCTAATTCCTTATGGGGCTAACGGTAGCACGATTGCAGTAGTCAATGATGGCAAGCCCTATATCGTTGATGATGAGGCTAACCAGAAATATAACCCTGATTGGCAAGCCGGCCTGTACTATGAAGCCATTGTTACTGCTAATCAGATTAGTAACTCAGCCGGTCTAAAGTCATGGGCTCAGGATATGCTTAAGCTATACAACCACCCTAGAACGTATTATGAGGTGAATGTAACACCCAACTTTAATCCACCATTAGGCGCCACAATTAGGTTTAAAGATGAGTTAATTGAGCCTGTATTAGACGCTAGTGGCCGGGTTATTCAACGGACAATCAGCTTTGCTAACCCAGATGGCAACACAGTTGGCTTTGGGGAGTATACCACTGTTCAAGTAGCTACCCCAGCATGGATGGAACAATACCAGAATGCACTCAGTAAAGCGGTTGATGAAGCTAAAAAGGACGCTAGTTCAATTAAACCAGTTGCTTTAACGCCTGACGGTAACAATTTCACTGATACAACCCAGACTAAGCGCTTAATCTTACAGGCTTGGGAAGGTAGCACCAATATTTCATCATACATTGACAGCAAGGGCTTTATCTGGCGCCGTTATAACACTGATGGCACAGTTGACACTAGCTATAAGCAAACGGGCTACCTAATTAATGCGGATAGTGATGCTGTCGGTACTTTGCACGGCACAATTGAATCCGACTATATCCAAGATGACCCGGAAATTAAGCTAGACCCCACTGGGATTAGCTATTTAGGTGTTTATGGCCCTGATGATAATGGTGCCCACTCAGCTACTCAATACATGGCACGGTTAAGCAATGGACAGTACCTAACTAGTCGTGCTCGTGATGACGGTGGCTCTGGTGATACCATGTTCGCTTTACAGGATAGCAAGTTTTCCGTGCAGTCGGTGATGTTACAAATCCATGGTCAACATGGTGGGACATTTGGGGTACAGGAGGTAGATAGCACGGTCTATATCTGGAACATTGTGAGCTTGAAGAATGACCATAACTACATTCTAGTACGGTTCCCATATTTACCGGGAGTTACTTTACAGCCTACCGATAAGCGGGTGCAACAGATTGTACCTCTAAAAGGGTACGGCCGAGTTAACTATGACCGCCAACATGATATGGTCTCAATTGGCTACTCCGATGGTAGTACCGACATTCTCAAAGCTAGTGACCTGTTGGCAGGTAATTACAACGTGCTATACAACTTTAATATCACCGATTATGGGATTGATTTTAATAAGAACACTTATCAATCTGAATGCCTAGACTTCCCATACTTTTACTTTGCAGCCGGTGGTGGTCAAGAAACAAATGAAGACCCACATAAGGTATGGGCTTTAAATGTCGTGCATAAAGGTTCCGAGTTTGAGGTTTATTTGGATAATGACCTAGATTTTCCTAATTTGACCGATGAAAACCGTGAAGTTGAAACTTGCAATGTCTTTTATCAAGACGGTCAGCCTTATATGCTGTTCACGTTTAACACCAACGCCTTATTAATTAATCCGGCTCCGATGGAACGTGAAAAGGTGTATACCGTTCCAATGATAAAACGCCCAGCAGCTAGCACGATTGATAAGGGGACGATAAATGACAATGTTAATACAGATGATTAAAGAAAGGGGGAGTATAAATGGCTGAATCTAACGCAACACAGGTCATATTAACTGACGATGGTATCAAAATTATCAAGGCTCAAAATACAGCTGATAATGCCGCTGGTGGGGTCACCAACTTAAATGACCCCAACTTAATGAGTGTCATTGAAAAGCAGACACAGGCATCACGATATGCCGGATTAACTAGCCAGTATAATGTGATTTTAAAGCGAGCTAAAGATGCCAATATTAGTACGACTGCTTTAACCACAGCTTACACTAACCTGAACACCTTTATGGCGGACATCTTATCGGATACCACTAAGGCTAGTGACGTTGACCGATTCGCTTATAAGAGGCTCACAGACGCTTATAATACGGCTCTAAGCAACGTACAGGCCGAATTAGGCAATAGCTTTAACACTGATATTAGCAACATGCAGTCTAGTGTATCGGTTGCTAGTCAAGCTGCTTCTAATGCTGTTATAGTAGCTTCACAGGCAGCTTCAACGGGCGATAACGCTAGTCAGGTTGCATCACAGGCCATTGTGGTAGCTAACGATGCTCAAAGTGCTGGTAATAATGCCATTAGTGTCGCTAACAATGCTAGTCAGGCCGCTTCTGGTGCCGTAATAGCTGGTAGTACAGCATCAGTAAATGCAGACAAAGCAGTTTCTGTTGCTAACCAAGCTAAAAGTGCTGGTGATAATGCAACTCGTGTTGCTAATAATGCTAGCCAAGCCGCTTCTGGCGCCATTTTAGCCGGTAGCACAGCAACAGTCATTGCCAACAAAGCAAGTACAGTTGCTAACGAAGCTAAAAGTGCTGGTGATAATGCCACAAGTGTTGCTAATAATGCCACTAGTGTCGCTAATAGTGCTAAGTCGACTGCTGATAGCACCTACGCTTATGCTAACTCTGAAATAGCAGTACAGTCTACAGCTACTACTAAAGCTCAAAGTACGGCTGATAATGCCTTTAGCCAAGCTCAAGCAGTTGGTAGTCAGGCTAGTGCTGAAATAGCCGTACAGTCTAATGCTACTGCCAAAGCTCAGTCTACAGCTGATAATGCCTTTAGCCAAGCTCAAGCAGTTGGTAGTCAAGCTAGTGCTGAGATAAACAGCAACTCTACAGCTACTGCTAAAGCTCAAAGTACTGCTGATAACGCCTTTAGCCAAGCGACTACAGCAATAGATAATGGTAAAGTAACTAGTCAAGCAGTAACAGACCTAAAAGATGGTTCCAAGTTAACGATTGCTGAACTAGAAAATGGACTAGCTACAAAGGTTGCTAACTCAGACTATGCTAGTTACAAAGAACAAACTGCTAGTCAGATAGGACAACTAGTTACTAATGGTGCTTTCTCGGCATACCAAACACAGACAGCTGACTTGATAGCCCAAAAGGTTGCTACTAGTGACTTTTCAGCCTATCAAGCTACAACCGCTAAGGAAATATCTAGCAAAGTTGAATCTAACGACTTTAACACGTATAAGACACAAACAGCTGACTTGATTGATGACAAAGTTTCTAACTCAGCTTATGCGTCTGACAAGACACAAACAGCTAGTGAGATAGCGGACAGAGTAAGTAATAGCGCTTTCTCAACCTATCAAACACAAACTGCTAGTCAAATTGCTAGCAAGGTTGATAACGGAGCTTTCTCAGCCTACCAAACACAGACAGCTGACTTGATAGCCCAAAAGGTAGCTACTAAGGACTTCTCAGCTTATCAAGCTACAACCGCTAAAGCAATATCTAGCAAGGTTGAATCTAGTGATTTTAACACGTACAAAACACAAACAGCTGACTTGATTGATGATAAAGTTTCTAACTCAGCGTATGCGTCTGACAAGACACAAACAGCTAGTGAGATAGCAGATAGAGTAAGTAATAGTGCTTTTTCAACCTACCAAACACAAACTGCTAGTCAGATTGCTAGCAAGGTTGATAATGGTGACTTTTCAACTTACAAGACACAAACTGCTAATTTAATTGGTTCAAAAGTTGATAATGGTGTTTATCAATCAGATAAGACACAAACAGCTAATGCCATCTCTTCAAAAGTGTCTTCTAGCGACTTTAACACTTACAAAACACAGACTGCTGACTTGATTGATGACAAAGTTTCTAACTCAGCTTATGCGTCTGACAAGACACAAACAGCTAGTGAGATAGCAGATAGAGTAAGTAATAGTGCTTTTTCAACCTACCAAACACAAACTGCTAGTCAGATTGCTAGCAAAGTTGATAACGGAGCTTTCTCAACTTACAAAACGCAGACTGCTGACTTGATTTCTAGCAAGGTAGCTACTAGCGACTTCTCAGCCTACCAAGCTACAACCGCTAAAGAAATATCTAGCAAGGTTGAGTCTAGTGATTTTAACACCTACAAATCACAGACTGATAATGCGATTTTAAGCAAAGTTGAATCTAGTGACTTTCAAGCATTGCAAACGCATGTGAATGATAGTTCAGTTGGGACTAATTTACTTGAAAATACTGCTGATAATGGTGTTGGCCTTGTATCAATCCAAGGTGATAATTCTATCCCAGCATACAGTGCCCCTATGACAAGAAACAGTAGCTATATTGAAATGACAAATGCTACAGGCTCTGAACTGTACTACCGTTTCTGCAATCCTGACTCTAGTATGCACAATATAAAACCGGGTCAAACATACACTATTCAGGGTGAAGTGTATGTAAGCAAAGGGGCTGTGCGTTTCAGGTCACAAAACAAAGTAAATGGTGGATGGGCAAATTACTCTGGTTGTGTTTCTGGTGACTTGGCTACTAATACCTCAGGATTTGTGCACGTTAATTATACGTTTACAGTGCCATCAAATGCAACTGCATTTTACCTTAGCTGGCAAGTGTATAACTTTGATTCAACTACTGTATTTCGCTTCCGAAGAACGAAGCTTGAAATTGGAAGTAATGCAACCAATTATTCCACTAATCCATTAGACAATGCTACGCAGTCTCAAATAACACAGTTAAGCGGTGAGATAGACCTTAGAGTTACTAAGGGTGACCTAGTTGACCAGATTAATGTCCAAGCTGGTAAAACCCTAATCTCATCCAGTGGTCAATTAATATTATCTGGTAAGAGTGTTGTTCTTGATAGTGTTGACCCCGTTGTCATGAAAAGTGCAAACATTGGTAATATGGCTGTAGGTACGGCACAGATAGCCAATGGTGCAATTACCAATGCTCAAATCGGCTCATTAGCTGTTGACACTGCCAATATTAAAGACGCCGCTATTAATAGTGCTAAGATTGCTGACCTAGCTGTAGGCACTGCACAAATAGGTGACGGTGCTATCACTAATGCCAAGATAGGTAAATTAGCTGTAGGTACGGCACAGATAGCCAATGGTGCTATCACCGATGCCCAGATAGGTTCATTAGCTGTAGGTACTGCTCAGATTAAAGATGAAGCTGTCAATAGCGCTAAAATTGCTAAGCTAGCTGTAGGTACTGCCCAAATAGGCGATGGTGCAATTACCAACGCCAAGATAGGTAAGTTGGCTGTAGGTACAGCCCAAATAGCCAATGCGGCTATCACTGACGCCCAAGTTGGTAATGTTAGTGCCAATAAATTAACAGCTGGCACGATTGACTTTAATACAATTATCGGTAAAAATATCAACGCATCAAACATCACAACGGGAAAGCTAAACACTGACCGGTTAAATGTTAACAAGCTATCAGCTGTAAGTGGCGATTTAGGTGATATTACAACCGGCTCACTTAAAGGTGTCAACATTGTTGCTAACACTTTTAGCACGCCTAATGGCTCATTTACAACCGATGCAAGTGGTGCGATAACGGCTAAGAACATGACGCTTACTGGTGGCACATTAACCTTACCAACAATCAATGCTAGCACGATTAATGGTTCAACTATCAACGGGACAACGTTTAATGCTGGTAACATTATTAATAACGCTAATAACACCGCTAATTATTATCCAATGACTATTACGCCGGACGGATCGTATAAGTCAACGTACTTTGACAATGCGGTTGGACTGCAATCGAGTGTTGAATCTGGGGCGATTAGTTATAAATATCGCTCAATGACCGGCAATGGGACCTATTTATATGACAATGTTGCTATTGATGGACAAGGAATTACACTTGATAGTGGGACAACCACTACTAAAGATACTAACTTTAGTGCTGCTGAAGCAGAAACTGCCTATATATCGCTCACGACGGAAGCTGGACTATATCTTCATGGTTCTAACGCGAACATTGATTTTGGCGGTCATTTAAGCGATGACTCTACAAGTGTAGGCATGTATATGAACCCTTATGGAAATCTTATAGCCAAGAGTGCCTCACAATACTGGCAAATCTCAGTTGCAGGAAATGATAATACTGGTGGTGGAGTCGTTGCCAGATTCGGTATTGATAACGTAAGTGCTTATAATATTGAGTTTAACCGTGAGCTAGATATTGGCAACTTTCACATTAATACAGGTCATACGATTACTAGTGCTGATAGGGGTGCTATTCACTTTGCAAAGAGTGTAGGCGGTGCCGCCGACATCTATGCAGGCACCGTTCACTATAATAGTCTAACCAAATCGTCACTATTAAGTGTTAAAAAGGACGTTAAAAAGGCTGATACGGCCTACTGGGCACAGCTAGTTAACTCAATCGACCTAGCAACATACCAATACAAAACTGACGATAATACCAGTCACTTAAGGCTGTCTTCCATTGTCGATGATGTAAATGACACTAAGCAGTGGCAATTGCCAGACGTCTTTATCAGCCGTGATGAAGATGGCAAGCTATGTGGGGTGGATGACAGTGTGCTTTTAAATGCCACCCTAGCCACGGTGCAGGAGCAACAGAAAGAAATTGACCAATTAAATGGTCACAACATGGAATTGGAAGCTAGATTAAACAAATTGGAGGCCAAATTAAATGGATAGCATTTTAATTACAAACTATAAACCAGATTACACGAACAACATTATGACAATCAGCATTCAAATTAACACGCTGGGTATTAGCTCACAGGTAAGTATTACCATGAATGAATTTAACACTGCCATTGCTGGAGGTGCAGGTGGCATTGATAACGTTAAATTGAAGGTGTTAAACACACTGATTGACAGCCTGACCGCTTTAAAACCAGTTACCACGACTACAACAACGACTACACAGGAGGCTTAACATATGAATATTGATGCACAGGCTTTAATCAACAAGCTGACAAGTAACTATGCCCAAGAGATTGCCCTTAAAGACCAGCAATTAGCGATGGCACAAGTTCAAATTGACCAGCTTAATGCCAAGTTGGCTGAAAAGGAGGCGCCTAAAGATGGCGAAAACGCTTAGTTTTACTGATACTTCTGCTCAAACCGTAAAAATCGGTGATACGACTACCAGTTTCACGTTAATTTGTGGCAATGATAATGTGGCAACGGACTTAACTAATGTCACTTCAATTACTGTTAAATTAGGCAATGCTAGTGGCTATCTTAAATCGGCCACAGTTGACCCATCTAAGTTAACAGACCCAACGACTGGTCAGATTGTGCTAGCTTTAACAGCGGATTTAATGACCGGCTTAACAGCGGGAAACTATCAGCTAGAAGTATGGGTGGTTGATAGTACTGGGACGTCAATTTACCCTAGTGAGTCAACATTACAGTTCCAAGTTAATAGTAGTCTTGAATAGGAGGTAGACAATTGAATAAGCACAAATTAAAGGCACTCATCTTAATGGTGGGCGCCATTTTTATGGCCTTTTTAATGGTCAATTTAAACAGTCAGGCTTCAACTAGCCGTGACCAAGGGGTTGACTGGTCTAAGTATAACGGTAATAGTGGTGTATTTGGCTATAGCACTGATAAGTTTGTATTCTCACAGGCGGGTGGCTTTTATGGTGGGACTAATATCCCTCAAACCACGTATAACAGCCAAGTTAAATCAGCTCAACGGGCTGGTAAACGGGTGCACACGTATTTATGGGATGGTGTTGGTGGCAATATGACCAATGCCAAGGCTATGATGGCCTATTACTTGCCACGTATTAGGACGCCAAAGGGTAGTATTGTAGCACTAGATTATGAGGACGGTGCTTCTAATAGCGTGACAGCTAACACTAATGTCATTCTAGCTCAATTTAAGTTAATCATAGCGGCTGGCTATACCCCGGTATTATACTCCGGTAAAGCTTACCTCAATGCTCATGTTAATACTAGTGCCATTGTCAAAGCCTATGGTAATTGCCTATGGTTAGCTGAATACCCGGACTATCTGGTTAGAACTAAGCCGGATTATAACTGGTTCCCCTCAATGGATGGCGTGGCTATCTTCCAGTTTACTAGCACTTACAAAGCTGGCGGATTAGACGGCAATGTTGACTTAACAGGCATTACCAAGTCAGGCTATACGACTGCTAGCAAGAAACGAGCTCAGGCCAACGTTAAGAAGGCTCAAAAGGCTCAGGTAGCTAAGAAGGCCACCTTTAAGGTTGTCAAATACAACCAGCGTGGGGTGTTCTATCCTAATCGGACTCTGGCAGTGCGTTACACGGATAGCGACAAGGTACGTCAAGTGGCTACCTATTATAGCGGTGAGAGTGTGACTTACAACGCTGTCATTATTGAACACAACTATGTATGGGCCCGTTATACCCGCTCAAATGGCCTATACGGCTTTATCAAGCTAGGTGTCACCAATGGTCATGACTACGGAAAGCGGGTGGTCTACTGATGGCACAAATTGACGATACAACTAAGTTATTAATGGATATTCAAAAGGATGTGGCCGCCACCAAAACGAAAGTTGAGAACATCGAAGAAAAGCTGAATCAAGTTGACGATATTGGCGACAAAGCGGACAAGGCGCTGGCCAAGTCTATTGAGGTCGAACATGAGATAGGACGGGTTACTCAAATACAGAATTGGGTTATCGGTGTCCTGGTTAGTGGCGTGCTTGTCACGTTGCTGGTATATGTTGCTGAGAAGTTTTTATAGGAGGATATTATGAAAAAAATTAGTTTTAAGAATGCTGACGGAAGCTTGAATGGTAAGTTGATTGCTGGGATTATTTCCTTGCTAATTGTTTTGATTCAACAAGTCTTTGCCATGTTTGGCATTAAGTTTACTGGTGACTGGTCAGCCATTGTTGCCGTTATTAACACAGTATTAACGATCCTTGGTATGCTGGGCGTTATTACTGACGTTCAAACATTGACAGTACCAACAGTTAAAAGTGACGAGGAAAGCCAAGTCGAAGCAGCAGCTAATAAAGTTGCTGATGAAGCGCAAACACCAACGTCCACAGTCGCTGTAGTGAATAGTTCTGCATCATCTGATGCTGAATCCGCCTCACAAGCAGCAAAATAG